GCAGAAGGTAGAGATTGAGAAATCCCTGATTGCAGATAAATATGTTGCCAAAATGAAGCAACTATGGGAGCAAACTCAACTTTCCGGAATCCAATGGAATGATAATGTACCTGAGGCGGCAAGGATTCCTGCTTACCAGTCAGTAATCGAATCCAAACTGAACCAGTTACAGGGTAAGATTGTCTATGACCCAGAATACAATACCGCAAAACTTGTCAATCAAAAGGATGAAAGTCTTCCATTGGTTGTAAACGGAAAAGAGTTTACATACAATGATCTTTCTTTATTAGTTTTGCAGGAGAATAAATTACTCAAAGAAAAGCAAGTTGGTGGCACAACTACTTTATTTGAGCAAGGCACAACCCCCCCAAATGCGTTTGTCCCACAAGCGCAAGGCACTCCAAATATACCGGCTCATGTCCGGTCCGCTTTGGCCGACATCTCTAATGTTGCGGCCAATTATAAACCTTAATCAAAATGTCAGTAGCAACAGAAAATATCTGTCCGGCCATACTCACATCTCTGTCGGACAACTTGATTAATAATAGTGCCAATGTGAAAATTCACGGAGGTACTCTTGCCGCTCTTACAGATCCATCAAACCTCAATACCGGAACCATTATCCGCCAGGCTAATGACAATGGTACTGGTCACTCCAAAGAGGTTCGTGTGGTTTACAAGCAGAGGCTTACTGCGGATGATACAGATACCGTTAAAGCGTGTAATGTAGATGAAAACGCAATGCCTTATCTTGAGGAAAATGTTCCCATCACTCAGTACCGTTCTGTAAACTTCTCTATGTCTGAGGAGCAACTTCGGGTATACTGTGAGTCTTATTCTCAGTTAGTTACGCTAACCGGAAGCACCGATCCTGGTACCATTGTGAGCCGTGCTAATGGCATTGGCCGTGCCGGTGGACCTCTTTCCGTAGTTCGTGAACTATTCAACGATTTCCAACTTGCCAGTAATGCTCTCATTCAGGCAATGAATCAGGATCTGCTTTCCTCCATCTCAAACTCTTTCGGAGCATGGTATGGTCAGGGAGGTACAATTGCTCCTGAGACATATGTAGTAGAAGATTCAACTACCGGTTCATTGGTACCAAAGGGTCTCTTCACCATGAAGCAAGCGTACATGAACTCTGGTTTCAATGGCGCACCTATCATCATTGGTGGTCCCGGTTCTCTCCAGAGGGTTTGGATGAACGATTCACGCTATTTCGGTCAGGCGGCTAATGGTCTGGATTATTCCACCGTTCGCTCCAACACCGGTATTGCAGAATTCTACTTCGATCCTAACATCGTTACTGGTGGTTCTCTCACCGATGAAAACTCTGCGGTTGTATTCGCTCCGGGTTCTCTGTTGTATCTCCCATACCTTCAGTATGTAGGTAACTTCGGAGATATCGGAACCATGAAGCGTTTCACCATGCCGATGCCGGGTCTGCCTCAGGTTAAGACCGATGTTCGCATCCTAAGTGACGAATGCTCAGAGGTTTACAAGGTTTACCTTGAGTGCTACTTCGACCTGTTCGCCGCTCCAACCGACCTCTTTAAGGCAACCGATGATAACTATAACATCAACGGTGTATTTGAGGCTCAGTTTACCGACTAATCCTTAACCGGATCTAAAAAAAAGAGGGAGGCTAAGAACCTCCCTTTTTTTATGAACATATTTAACACCAAAAATTATTCGCAAATATCTTTCAATTGATTGTAAATGCTATCATTATTTTCTCCCCAAAAAAAATCACAAGTAAAAACCTCTTCTACTTTCTTGCCTGGGGACTCAGTAAAGTAGGACTGTCTAAACTCACTTGGGGTAGCAGTATGCCTGTAGCACTTTGATTTCCATGGGCATTCTGTCCCTTCGCACATTGTAATATCTGGCATGGCTTTTTAATTTATGTGTCCACAATATCGGCATCCTCCGTAATAATCTGGCAATTCTCTGATGCCACAGGCATTACATTTTGGATATCCAACCTCTTCCAGTTGTTGCCGGAGAAGTCTCAGGAAGTCCTCCTCATCATCCTCTCCGGACTTTAATTTCATAAACCTAAGTTCATATACATAGGCCATCATTAGAAACCTTCTGGCTTCTGTGAGTTCCATCTGAACCTCTTCAGATACCTTTGGTAGGTAATAATTCTCATTATTTCTGTCATCTGGCAAGTCAGGGTCATCAGGTCCTACATAGGCACCGGATCTGTCTATGTATTCCTTCATCATTGCCATAACGGCAAGGTTATGCCTTACCTTATTCTCCCATGCATACCAATCAATGTAAAGCATCAGTTCAATAATTTTTCAAGGTTGATATCATATAGATTCAGGCATTCTTCCCATGCCTTCCAGACCAAGTCTTCATCAATGTACTTACCATCCTCTGAGGCATCTACAATGTATCGTAGCTTACCTACAAAGGTCCACATAGCCAAAGCCATATCAAGGCTCTTGGCACATCTGAGATGAGACATCTGATCTTCTTGCTCATCTAAATCAAACATTAATACTGCTCTCATATTTTCTTTTTTTGATTTAAAAAAGGAGGGGAGTAAGACCCCCCTCTTTTAAATGTTTACCAATTATAAACAACAAACGCTTATTTTATCTGGAGGTTCCTATTTTCTACCATTTGCGCTCCTGGAACCTCACGGCCTTCCTTAATTGCATTTGATATAAGTGTTTTGGAAACCTCCTTCTTGATTGCCCAGAATTCATCGGGAAGTTCCTGCTCATCGGTAACTTCCACGGCATTAGATGTCCTAATAGACAACTTGAAAAGAGGAGTTTCGTATCTCATTACTCCACTCTTTGAGTCTGGTCTTCCAAAGACCTGGAGAGCATCCCGGAGAGCGGTCTTGAGTCTTTTTACCGTATTCTCCTTAGTCTTCTTGAGATCTTGAATCCTTTTGATTTCTGCCAATGCGGCATCTACTTCAGACTCAAGCTTCAGAATAAACTTGGTATAGGAATGAGCCTTGGCCTCAAAGTTTTCCCTGCGGATGGCAAGTTCCTCTTCTACTTCCGGAGTAATTTCTCCACCAGTTTCCTCCATTAAGGAGATAAACTCAATTTCTTCTCTTGTTAGTTCCCAGAGGTTCATAATCTATTGATTAAAATGGCAACTCATCCTCTTCCTCATCTGCCTTCCAGGAGTCTACCTTGGCGGCAACTTCTTCCCGATGCATAACCTCCGGTGCCATGAGTTTCTGGTACTCCTTAGAACCCATCACCTTTCCTTTAAAATAATCCGGTAACTGGTTGAATACTGATACATCGAAGTTCTCAAGTTCAAACACAAACGAAGGATTTATTTGAGCCGGTGCTTTTACCCCCTTCATCAAAGATGATACTGAGGAAATCTTAGCGTAGAATTCACCGGGATACTTCTGCCTTGGCTCATGGATAATTGATAACTGACAGGCGGCACCGACAAGCTTGGTAACATCGAAATCTACGGCCTCTTCCTCTGTAAAGCCTTTGCCTCTCCATGAAGTAAGGAAGGCTCTCAGGGTTGACTTTGGATGCATAGACAAGGCAAACTCCTTGGAGATGCTTATGGGTTGTGGGCCTCTGGCCTGATCAAAGACCCTCATTTCATTAGGAAGTTCCCATTCGATAAGAACCTTGTTTACCCATCTGGTCTCCCCATTGTAGGTATCTTCAATGGTTCCCAGATGAATCATTTTGTAGCACCGTGCAAGGTGCGTACCGGCAGGGGCAAGAATCCTTTCTCCACCTCCACTATTTTTCGCAGTAATCGGCATATGATTATTTTTTTGCAATTATTGTTTCTTCGGACTGATTAAGCAAATTTTTCTTCTGAAATTTTAAATGAGAATTGTTACGGATGCTCTCTATCAACTGATTAGCCCTACGAATATTATTGGCCGTGGTGGCAATTAGCCTTTCCTCACCTTCGTATTCAGTAAGAAATGAATCTATGTATACCAACAATACCTCCTTTGGTACTCCATAGGTATAGCAGAACTCATCCAAGGTAACCCTTGGGTGCTTCGGCCGTGTTTCTGTCTTGAGAATCAGTTTCTTGGCCGCCTCATAGTTCTCTGGGCAGACTACAACCTGGGGCTTCTTGTATCCCTTCTTAACCCTGACCTTAAACCAATGAAGGTTTCGGTGCAGTTTCCACATTGGGAGACCAGTCTCCTTGCAGAAATCAAACATTTTTTTCAATTCCATATCGTGTAATTTTGTGCAAATGAAAGTGGTTTTCATTAAAAGCAAAACATATGGAGCAAAAAAAATTTAAAAAATATGATGGGAAGGAAGATGACTTCCAGAGAGCCTTCGCCAAATACCTTGATATGAAAGGAGTTACCTACATCCACCCACCCAATGGAGGATCAAGAAATATTATTGAGGCAACCAAACTAAAAAAAATGGGAGTCAAATCAGGGGTACCGGATATCCTGATTTTTAACCGGAAGAAGGGTTATTCCGGATTGGCAATTGAACTCAAAGTTGGCTATAACAAACCATCCGATAATCAACTGGAGTTTATGAAGCAACTGGATGCAGAGGGTTGGATGTGTGTAGTGAGTTATAGCCTTGATGAGTGCATTGAGTTGGTAGATTCTTATTTGAGATAAAAAAAAATTTGCTTTATAAAAAACCTTCCAATTTTTTTGCCCAAAATAACCATAACATGAAAGAGTTTAAAAAGTCACAATTCGGTTGGAATGTGGTAGAGCATTACCCCGAACAAAAGGTTTATTCAGTAACCGAAGGTAAAGATACTACTTGGCTTGTTCCGGAGGAACTCTGGGATGCCTTGGCATCTTGTACCAACCGTGCAGACAACTATCGTAAGAGCCGGGATTATTATAGCAATGCCAGAGATGTGGAAAGGCAGAGATGTATTGATGTTTCCAAAAGAATTGATGAGAATCATGTTCGGGTAGTTCAGGATCTACATCGGGAGATAAATTATCTGCATGATGAAATTACCGAAGCACAGGATGAAGTAAGGATGTATAAAGGAGCAAACCTTGCTTTAGTCTTTTGTGTAGCCATAATGAGTTTCTACATATTTATATTCTAAAAACCATTATGAGTTTCAACGAAAAGATTTTTCCTGCCATTGATTCTTTAAATAAAGAAGATCAGGTGGCAATCCTCCATGCAATTTGTGCATACACCATTGATGGTGAGACAACCTATCTATCTGGTCCACCACAGGCAATCTGGTTCCTTGCCAAAGAATACATTGATGAGAGCAGACAAAAGTTTATTGGCAATAAACTGCCGGAGAAAAGGAAGCAGTTCCAGAAGCCTACTGTTGATGTAATTACAATGTATGTACAGGAACTTCACCCTTGTGCAAGCATTGATAGGATCAGGGTTTTTGCAGAGCAGTTCTATTCCTTCTATGAATCTAAGGGATGGAAGGTAGGTAAGAACCCGATGAAGAACTGGCAAGCGGCTCTGGTAACATGGAAAGACACTATGGATAAGGTCATCTACATGAAGACCATACTACCAAACCAGAACCCTCTGAAAGGATCTTGGGAATATCGGCAGATGGAATACTTAAAGGGAATGCAAAGCATTATGAACGATGAAAATTTATAATATGGTTCCTGCGGTAATATCAGAGCCTGGGAGGCTCTCTACCGAACTTGCAAGGGATAAACAGTCTGTAGTCCTAAAGATATTTGAGCAGATTTCCAGAGCGGCAGTTATTATGGGAATCAATGTAGAAGGGGCATCTGCAAAGCACAATGCCATTGAGGCCATTGATTACATAAAAAAGAATTACCCTTATGCTCATGTGGATGATATTTGTCAGGCAATCAAGATGGGTGCCTTTGGTCAGTTAAAATTTGATGGTCAGTTAAGCACCCTGTCTGCCTCTAATATTTTCCAATGGTACAAGGACTTCCGGCTAAACCACCAGGATAAGATGGTTAGCCCTCCTCCTGCCGTAGTTGTTACAAATGATGAACCCGATGAACAAATGAAGAAAGATGCAATTCGTGCAAGTTTTATCAATTTCATAACTGATCCTAAAGCCAACGATATTCTGGTGGATCTACATTTTGATAGGCTCCTGAAAATTGGACTTAATTTGTCCAATGAGGAGAAGAGGGAATCCTTTAACAAGGAGATGACAAAGATTATCAACAACCCACCTATCGAATTTTACCAGAATAAGAAGACCCGTGAGATGGTCAGGGAAATCCAAACCTACTGGGATTCCTTAGAGGACAAACACAAGTATAACTATAGCCTGATGGCAGAAAATGCTATGCACAAGAGAGCCGTATGGGCCAGTAAAAAGGATGTATGCATAAAGTATATAGCCTCTCAGGACAAGGAAACCCTAATTAAGAAATTCGATGAAATCTTTTGAACCAATGTCCTACCCGGAGGTGCTTGATGCATTGCTCCGAATTGAACTAAAGTATCTTAATAAGTCAAAGCTTGCTAAGACCCCCCAGACAAGAAAGTTTGCGGAGTCTTCACTTGACTTGTACAAATCCATTTTACACTACTTAGATGCCAAAAGAAACATACAAGGATCCTGTAGAAAAGAAATTTGAGAAGGTTTCAATCTACCTATCCCCAGAGGAAAAGAAGGCTCTTCTGGATGCCATTGGAGACAAGAAGCTTTCTTCGGTGCTTCGATTACTTATCATTCAATTCTTAATTAAGGAGAGGTCAAAAAAGAATGGTAGTTAACATAACCAGGTCTGAACTTGTCTTCTGTTGGCAACTTGCATCTATGCGGTACCATGCCAACATAATTAAGAAGGTCCCGGAGCATATCCAGTCCAAAAGAGATCCTGTGGAGATTCATCTGGATGGGGTAATCTCTGAGTATGCCTTCTGCAAACACTTTAATGTGTTTCTAAGTTGTGATACCGAACCCAGGTCTGCCGGATATGATGCTTTGTTAGATGGATACCGGTTTGATATTAAGTCATCCAGAAGGTCGGATACTAAGCTTTACATCAACCAGAAGATCAATAAGGTTGTAGATTACTATGCTCTTGCCATAATTGCACCTGATCTTCTTTCTGTTGATTTCAAAGGTCATATCAAGTATCCACAGGCAAGGTCTGAAGACTATTCAACAGTTCGCAATGGGGAAATACTTTACATAATTCCACAAAATCATTTGACAAAATTCAAAGATGATGGAGAATAAACAGACCGCAGTTGAATGGATGTTTCATAGCCTCTGGGAAGAGCCAAAAGATAAGATGACCTGGCATTCTATTCTGGAGAAGGCCAAGGACATGGAAAAGTACCAAATCATTGATGCCTATGATGACGCTTACATTGCCATGAACCTTTCTTTTAGAGGGTTTGATAGGTCTGTGGAATATTATGAGAAAACCTATGGTACACAGAACAACGGCAAACCAGAAGAATTGCCGTAGATTTGTGCAATAGGTAGCACTTTTCAATACCTTTGGCAAACAAAGACATTCCCGGTTGTCCCTGAATAATTCAAACTTCCGGGGTTAGGTGGAAAGGCGTAATGAGGGTTGGCCCCCAAATCCTGAAAAGGTTGCATCCCCGGTTCGATTCCGGATTCCACCGCAAACCTTTGTCGCAAAAGTTGGCTAAAATTGCGACAAGATTAAGGTCTCACAGAACCTTGTTGGATCAATCCGGCATTCTCACAATTAAAGCAAAGCCCCTCTGCTCTAAGGTTTAACTGTCTGGCCCAGATGGCAAGAGAATCGGTATAATCTGCCATAAAAGTTGCCATGGCCCTTTCGGTATATTCCCGGTTGCCTTGTGCAAAGTAATTAGCCCTTGGGGACGAAACCTTTGCCCATAGGACATGATAGCAAAGGATGTTTGCCCAGGCATCCAGAAGAAACTCTTTCTGTTGACAAAGGAAGGCATCAATTGAGCATATTAACTGGGCATCCATATAAACCCCATTCTGGGAGAAGCTTGAATCCCATTCAGATCCCATTGTGTAGGATAGAGGTGCAGTTACAGGCCGGATAAACCATCCATTTCTCCAGAGATAGGTAAACCTTGTGGCACATTCAATATCCATCTGGTTCCAACCGTAATCCACAAACATACCACGCAGGGTATCAAGGTTAGTACAGTCAACTACCGCAAGGATATTTACCTTGTCAAAGTCGGAATAGAATACCTCATTAATGGGGACATAGTTCATGCCCGGTTGCATATCATAGGTACCAGAATCCAAAACTTTACCATCCTGAGTCTGGATTACCTTCCATTCAACACCAGGAACCATAGTAGGGCCGGCATTGTAAACATATAACTGCTTAATCCGGATGCCCAGATACTTACTACCGTTAATAGAGCAGAATGTACCTCTGTACTCCGGTGCCATCGGGAGAGGGGTAATTGTTTGCCATTGCTCAACAAAGACTTTGGATGTCTGGAAAAGAACCTGATCCAGTTGAGCCTCCGCAGATTTAAATAAAGCCATCTGGACATCCCTCTTGATCCTCTGGTAGGCTACATTCTGGGTTGAATTCCAGAAACCGGCATAGGAAGCTTGTTCCGGTGTAGAAACCTTTTCCAGAAGTTCTGTGGACATTCCTGGATAGTCATTTATATATAAACCAGACAAGGGAGTACCGGCAGTACAACCCTGTAAACCAATGTAATCCTTGAGGCAATTCATGGGTGTAAATATAAAATAAAAAACCCCGATAGCGACAAGAGCAGTTCGACTACCGGGGTATAACCAAAAAAAGAGTTTTATGAAAGGCGAAACTACTCAGGATTCTTTTCAGAACCTACATTTGTGATCCTAAATATTTTGTTTGTGAGGGCAACCCAGACTCCTACAATCTGGGCAAGTATAAACATCAGGATTGAATCCCCTGATTCTACCTTCTGCTTTTTATACAGATAACCCATCCCAATGAGTAATCCGATTAGAATTACGGTAGCGGCAGAGTAAGCGTAAACTTGCATCCGTTTAGAGTATTGGGTTGGGATTACTTGCCGGGTAGGTTGGGGAACAGGCCCCTCAGGAGACCTCCTACGAACCTTCCTCTCCTTTCCGCTCTCTCTGTTTTCGTTAGTTTGGATTGGTTGCATGAATCAAGGTAAAGAATTGATTTTGCAAATACTTCATCTGTGGCAAAAAGGGAATCCACATCCTCTTGCAGTTGAGCAATTTTCATAGAATCCTCAAGGCTCAGTTTTACCCGAAGTTGAGTAGCAATTTCCTGTGGGGCGGCCTCCGGACTCCCAGACATCTGCGGTCCCTGCCATACCGGCACCGGTTCAAATGCCTCCTCCATTTTGTTTACCTTCATATACAAGGCACATCCAAAGGCTATAACTCCGCCCAGAACAAGGGCCAGGATAGTATCGAAAATAACTCCGGTTCTCATTTTATTAAGTGAATAATTTGTTGTTTCAAAATCTCTAAAAAGCTTTTTCTCCGTGGTTTGCCTTCCTGATCTACGATCCAGTAGTTACCGGTTAATCTCAGGACAAAGTCATATAAAGCTACAGAGAGGCGCAAAAGTAATAAAAGTAACCACCCATGCTTTAATAAAAAAAGTTCCCAGTCCGGATAATCATTAGGCATTACCTGAAGGAAATTTGCATAGGCAATAAATGCGTATGCAGGGATATCGGCCAAAAAGTTGACCAGGTTTTCCTTCATTAAAGAATCTTTTAATAAACCCATATCAGATTCTGATCCTTTGTAGGATCACAGTCTACATGAATGAAGGTATCATCAATACCGATTCTTTTGAATCCTACTTCCAGAAGGGCTTTTACAATTATCATCCGGTTTGCAGAGGAATTGCAATGAATATCTGCGGCCCAACCACCCAGGTGAGGGGAGTTTGAAACTGCCTTATAACCCCTTGCCTGTAAAGCTTTGTTGTGAGCCATAGTCCTGAATCCAGAGTTAATCCGGAATGGGATTCCTGCAATCTCCCTTGCTTTGTCAAGCTTCTGTAGGAATTCAGGTTTCATATTGGCGGCTCCAGAGCCTGGAAGGTCTGGGGAGTCAAATTCTGAGAGTTTAAAGTATTTCAGTTCCATGTGGTAAATATAATGACTTGAAAAATTTAAAAATCAAATTCATATTTGCAGTATGTTACTGCAAGGGGAAATGGTAGTTGTAAAGAATGAATACTGGATGGTACAGTATACCGAAGGCCAGTTTCCTCATTACCGTTATTTGTTCCCGATTGATCCAATGCAGGAAATATTGGAATCAGATGTATACCATAAAATGAAGGTTAATTTCACAACCAGGTACCATAATTATGAACTTGTAGCTTGGTTGCATGACACCGATAGAAGGTCTGGTTCGCAAGGTTGAAGGGGAGGTTCGGAAGTCATGGGTTGACTTCTTTAAAAACAGGGAAATGATTGCCATCCGGGATGCCTTTGAGGCCGGAAAGATTCATGCTAATGAAACCCCTGTAAATTTACAAGCTTCCGGCATGGATTATTACCGTGAGGTCTTCCTTGATGTGGGACCGGAGGAAAGCAAAACAGATCCGGATTTTTTTCCCAAGAGTGAGTAGCAGTTCTGGGTAACCAGATCCTCACTTAGTCCCCACTTGGTCCCGGCCTGATCCTGGTTTGCCCGGCTCCGGCCTGGTGCCGACTTGGTTCCTACTTAGTGCCTTCAGTCTAAAGGTTTGTTAGAACCACCTTTGGAACCACTTTGAACCACTTTTATTTTGCATATTTTTTTTGCCACCTAATTACTAAGGTTTTCAGATAGTTAGGTAAAATCTGTAAAATTATTTTTGCACAAAGTGAAAATAAATTTGGAGGGTATTATTTCCCTGCCGTATACTTGCACCATGTTTAACACTAAAACAAAAAGCAAAATGAATCACAAAGCAAAATACGGTTACAAAATCGCTGACATTATGAATAACTACTTTCCATACAAATACGATGTAGTTACCATGAATCACCCTCTTATCGTTTGGGCCAGTAGGAAAGGTTTTGTACGGATAATTTCCGCAACTCAACAGGAATGGACACAAAAAGGAATTCAGTATTTTTTTAATAAATAACTTATAAACAAAAAGCAAAATGACAGTTTCAGAATTATCCCAGAGAATTAATGTAGTAAGCACCACTTCTTATGGTCACTTCAGGGTTACTATTGAATACCGGAATAAAAAGTATTCATGCATTACCAATAATGCACCGGCCGTAGATCGTCATGATGATGATGACGCAAAAGGACCTCACTTTAAAGGCATCTACACTCAAAAAGATGCATTGGAAACCCTTTGGTCTGAGTGCAAGAGAAAAAACAATCTTCGTTAAAATTCAAACCTTTAAACAAAAAGCAAAATGAATAATCCAAATTTAAACCTTTCGGCACATGGTGCCGAAATTCAGGTAACTTCAGGCGGTGCCGTGTATGTTACAATAAATGGTACCACCGTTTACTTTGAGAATGGTAGTGCCGGCCGGATCTTAAAAGCCTGGAACCCTGCCGATATGGAAGAATTTCAATTTCCTGAATTTTATCAGGATCCTTCTGAAGAAAATTTTGTAGTAATCCTTTAAACACTTAGTTACATGAATATTTTAGAAGCAATCGAAAAGAAGGGTGCCAGAGAAGTGGCCAGATTATTAATAAGCAAAAAAGTTTTTACCGTTTGTGGGTTGTCAATAGATGACCTACCTGACACCGGCGAACTTTGCTTTGTGATTGATGATTTGGAATCAATTTTAGAATCCTATGAGGTAGGATCATCAACCATTGAAGACATTAAAGAAAATTTGAGCCAGTTAGATTTGGAATTTTTGGAATCAATTTTACTTGGGTAATATGAATACAATCTGTTTAGAAACCCGCAAGATCCTAAAAAACCAGAATGATTTCTGGCCTGTTTTCACCGGAAAATTGGATAAAATTGAGCGTAGAGAATTGTCCTGGCAAACTAAGCAATTCAGAAGCCAAGTAACTGCCGGAATGGTAAAAGAGTTTCTTCAGGAAACCAGACCGGCCATGGTTCGCAGGAAAAATCCGGTAATCGGGGATCCTGTACAAGTTGCTTCAGAATTTTTAATGTGGCATCTGGATGACTTTTTTGTACAGATTAAGCTTGAAAACATTAACCCTTAAATTTATGTCTGTAGAAAAAGAACTAACCCAGGAAATCCAAAGTATTGCGGATTCATTCGGTATAAAAGATATCTACTATGGTGCAGGATATCCGATAGAAACCCCTCATATTGTGGCAATCTGGAAAGATTCATGGTCTGGGGAGGGTTACGGTTATAACCTTTGGGTATATCCAGAGGGTGCCGGATCTGGAAAGCCAAGGAAATACTTTTCAGTTACTTTTTAAGTTAAGTCACCAGAATTTTATAAGGCACTTTTTCGGTGCCTTTTTTTTGGCTAAGAATGAGTAGCAGTTCTGGTTCTGGTAAAATTGATCCTGATTTTTGGCCTAAGAATGAGTAGCATTTTTGGTTTATATAGGTACCCAGGTGCAGGTGTGCGTGTGTGTGTGTGTGTGTGTGTGTATGCGCGCATTATGATAAAAAGCCGGTTTCACAATTGCAAATTTTTTTATCGAAATCCGGAAAAAATATTTTTTGGTCTATTTTTGAAAATAATTTTGCGCAATTCAGAAAAAGGTATTTGCTTTGCTCCCATGTTTAACACTAATCAAAAAAATATGTTTTTAATTCAATTTAATAACGGAAAATTTTTAGGTCTTACAATGTCGCAAGAACTTGTTTATGCCCATAATATCAATTTTGCATACACTTTTGAAAGCATAGAAAAAGCAATTGATGCTTTTAAATTTGTCGAAAATCAATTAGGCGAAGTTGACTATACAATTACCGACCTTTCAGGCAATCCTTTAGTTTCAATTTTTTAATTCTTTTAAACACTAAAATTTATCAATTATGAAAAAGTTTATTTCAATTTCCGCTTTTGCCTTAGTTTGTTTCTTGTTTATCTGGTTTGGGAAAAATCTTGAAAGTCTGGATGCATCGTTTGCAATGGTCTTTTTTGGATTGTTCGGTTTGCTTACAATTATTGCACTTGAAATAGATTACCTACTTTCAAGGTAGTAAGATCAAATTTTAGAAACCCTTTAAAGCCCTATTTTTTAGGGCTTTTTTTGTTTTTAGCCTTTACCTGGAAGCAAGGCAAAAAAAATTTTGAACTTTTTTTCAGTAGAAATTTGCACAAATGAGAAATTAAATAATTCTTTGCAAAAATTCTTTTAAACACTAAAAATTAAAAAACATGATTACTACAGAAAAAGCACAATCAGTTAAGGTTTTATTATCTAAGGGAGATAGTAACGCTAAAACGGCAAAGAACGAACTAAAAACCTTTATCATGTATCTTGCGCCTTTTACCCAAAATTCTTTTGGTGTAAACCTTTGCCCAAAAGCCACGGAAGGTTGTGCATTGGTTTGCCTTGCGACCTCTGGCCGCATGGGCATGGGAACTGCTACCCTTGCAAGACAAAGGAAAGCGGATTTGTTCGTATCCGATAGAAAGACATTTTTAACCTTGCTTTTGAAAGAACTGCAAACCATTTCTAAAAGTGCCGTAAAAGGTGGGTATAAAGTAGCTATCCGTTTAAATGGTACTACAGATTTAGATTTTTTCGGGTTAATGAAAGCAGGGTTAGGTTTTGACCTTTTCACATTGCCAAATTTGGTTTTCTATGATTACACTAAAATACTTGGTAAGGTAGTTAAATATCAGGATGCTATTAAGTCAGGCAAGTATGTGCTTACTTTTTCAAGGTCGGAAAACAATTTTGAAGATTGCAAAAAAGCTTTGGCAATGGGCGTAAATGTTGCAGTAGTTTTCGGTTCTGATGCATTGAAACCTGAGACCTTCGAAGGTTATCCGGTTTTGGATGGGGACAAAACGGATATTGAAATGTTAAAGGTTTCAGGGTTCATTTTGGCTTTACGCGCAAAGGGCAAAGCGAAGAAAGATATATCCGGATTTGTGGTAAGGTAGTAAGTAGGTTTTCCGGATACTTTGAAAGGGACTTTTTGAGTCCCTTTTTTTGTTTTCATACTTTCCAGGTTTCAGGTACTTTCAAAAATTCGATTTAAGAGCGTTTCAGGATCTGAAATGAATTCCGGTATCAAAATTTATTTTGGATCTATTTAACACACTTTACAGAACGAAATAAAGGTACTTAAAGCTATTTTCTTAATAGTGGGTTTTTGTGGTTGGTAAACTTTGAAAAGTTTTAACCTTTTTTTTTTAAAATTTCCAATTGTTAATATTTAGATAATATTGGTAAACAAAGAAACCATTTTTTACCAATTGTATACCTTGGTTTATCTTGGATTACCTTAGTATATCTTAGTATACTGTATTTAATCTCTTAATAACTATATTAATCTATATATATCTATATATATCTCAGGACTTTTTTTGAAAGTTTTGACTTTTTGATTTTTGACAACTTTTCAAAATTCTGGCAAAGGTTTTTATCCTAAAGGAAAACTGTATTTGAAAAGAAAAGAAAAAGTTGCGCTAAAAAGAAAAGAAAGTAGGTGGGTTTTTTGTTGTAGGATCTTTGACTAATTGCGCAAAAAGTAGGCGGATTAATCCGGATAAATTGAGTAGAAAAAGGGTAAAATTTTGCGCTTTGTGCTTACCTGGTAAGTGGGTTTTTGAAAAATGTTTCATGTGAAACACTTGAAATATTCAGTAAAAAGGTTTGAAAATGGGAGTGGAAAAAAGATTGAAAAGGGTTTGAAAAAAGATTGTGTCAAAAATTTTGTGGCCATACCTGATTTTTTTTGAGTCAAAAAGTAGGTCTGGAAACTGTAAAAAAGTGCTAAAAAATAGGATTAAACCCATTAGTTAACATAATACAAATTATAAAACAGGGGAAAATTGCACTCAAAATAGGGTAGGGTATGCCCTAAATAAGCCGGTGAGCCTGGGGCCCCCTCCCCCCATCTTCTGGAAAATGAAGAATTGGCTTTTCCTTAAAAGGGAGTACTAAGGGGCAATTATACCATATAAAACTTGGTTTCTCCAAATGTACCAGAGGATCATACCCCACCCCCCATTTTTAAAAAAATCAAAATTTGACCTTTTTAAAACTGGGTCACCTGTAAACCGCATTTAAAAATGCTTTTACTTTGTGTAAAACAAACAAGACTATGCCATTAAAGAAAGGATACTCTCGGAAGACTGTTAGCAGTAATATCCGGAGGGAGATGAAATCTGGTAGACCTCAGAAGCAAGCGGTAGCCATTGCTCTTAGTGTAGCCAGGAAGGCCAAGGCGGCCACGGTAAGGAAGAAGGGCCGTAAGACCATGAAGAAATAATGGAGGACATCAAGATTAATCCAAGGGGATTCTGGGAGACTGAGGATGGATCTGGTCATCTGCATGATCAGAGGTTAATGCGTGGTTTAATCAAGCTTTGCAAGAATTACAAGCAAAAGTTTTTGGTTGACTTTGGGTGTGGGATGGGATTTTATGCAAAGGGTTTCCAACAGGCCGGATTTAGTTGTGATGCTTACGATGGTAATCCAAACACGGAGGAGTTAACTGGTGGGATAGGGAAGACTTTGGATTTAAGTGAACCACAGGATTTCGGGATTATGTATGATATGGTTTTGAGTTTGGAGGTAGGGGAGCATATCCCGGTGGATTATGAGGGGATTTTCATCCAGAATCTGGTTGTTCATGCGGAGAAGATGATTGTTTTATCCTGGGCGGTACCTGGTCAGGCCGGGTTAGGTCATGTAAACTGCCGGGATAATGAGTATATCATTGGGAAACTAAAGGAAAATGGTTTCCGGTACGATGAGAGGTGGTCAGGGATATTGAGGAGATCATCCTTGCTACCTTGGTTTAGGAAAACTTTAATGGTATTTCATCGTGAAGAAGGACAAGGGTAAAAGCAGTTCTGCCAAGATTACTTTTGGCAAGAGAAGGGAGGGGAAGCATAGTAAGTCTAATGGTCCCAAGGATCGTAAGGAGAAGAAGAAATATAGAGGACAAGGATAATGGCAGTACAGAAGAAGTATTCGGTTAAATCTGGTGGCAGAACGGTTAAGTTCGGTGCCAAGGGTTATAGTATTGCTCCGGGAACAAAGAAGGGGGATAACTACTGTGCAAGGTCATCTGGGATTAAGAAATGTAAGAAGGGTCCTTGTCCAAATGATTTAAGCAGGCAAGCTTGGGGATGTGTTGGGAAGAAGAGTGTAAAAAGCCGTGCAAAAAAGTTTAGCAGAATTAAGTAGATGATTATACTTTTGCGATTGCTATAATTATTTGATTCATTTTGCGTAAAAGATACCGGCTCTTAGTCGGTATTTTTTTGTTTTAAGCAAATGGGTATAGATTTGCAGATATGCAGAAGATTAAGATTAGCAAACTGAAGTTGCATCCAGATAATCCAAGGTTTATAAAGGATGATAAGTTTAAAAAGTTGGTCAGGAGTTTGACTGATTTCCCTCAGATGGCAGATGTGAGGCCATTGGTTGTAAATCAGGACATGGTTATTCTGGGTGGTAATATGAGACTCAGGGCCATGAAGGAAGCCGGGTGGAAGGAGGCTCCGGTTTTGGTGGTTGATTGGAATGAGGACCGGCAGAAGGAGTTTGTGATAAAGGACAATGTTGGCTTTGGAGAATGGGACTGGGATGATGTTGCAAACAATTGGGATGATCTTCCTTTGGATGAGTGGGGACTGGATAAGCCGGCACCAGAGTTTGATGAGGAGAAGGAGATTCCTTTTGTGGAGGAGGAGAGAGAGATTGATGAGGAGTTCCGGAAGGGGGATGTGATTGAGTTAGGTGGTATCCATAGGATCATAGTGGGTTCC